TTGATGAACTTAGAGACACTTGGACTAAGAAACAGATGTTTCGAACAGAAACAGAAGCTAGATTTTCTGTATTACAAGATAATAGGTACCCAACTAAAGGTGCTAAATATTGGCAGTGTGTTAGAGAACAGTCTAGCTATTTAGATAATTTAATGCATCTATCTTTTGATTATAGAAGAAACGAAGCAAAGATTAAATGGTTAGAAAAAAAAATAGATAAAGAAGAAGATGAATATAAAAGAACTAAATATCAAATAGACTTAGATGAAGCTATATTTGCAAAAGCTTCTATGGAAAAAGTTGCAAGACATAGAATGAGAGAAATCAAAATGTGGTCTAAATTAAAAGGTGAATTTAATGATGGATCATTTAACGATAAAGATGTTAACCAACATCAATTAGAATCTTATGGATTACAATATCACGAGAAAGCAAAAACTTTAAATTCTAATTCATCAGAGGCTGAGATATTTAATGTAATGGGACAATTACAATCTCTACAAAGAATTAAAAAATCTGGTGAATTAGAAAGCAGTTACAAAGAGAAAGAGCAAATTGGACAACATGGAAAACCAAAATCTTAAATTTGATTTTGTATTTTTAGGTCAATCTATTTTAAAGTATCAGGTACCACTTGATATATTTCATTCGATTAATCATATTTACGAAAGTAATTTTCATAATCTACATCCTGCAAATGGTCAGTTAGTAGGTAAGATTGAGAATGAACATTCATTGTTTTATCACGGGGCTGATCAAACTAAGATGAAAAACCATAATATGTTGCCTCGAAATGTTACAGATTACTTTATAACTGTGTTTAAACACTATCTAGCTTTTAATAAAATCAGAGATTATGATACACACTTAAATTCTGTTTGGGTGAATGAAATGAAAGAACACGAATATAATCCAGCACATATTCATAGAGGTATGTTGTTTACTGGACTATCAAGTGTCATGATTTTAAAACTACCCTCAACATATGGTAAAGAATACTCAGCAGGACACATACAACAAAACGGAAGACTGCAAATATTAGGTGCAGCCAATGGTCAGTTTGCAAAAATTGATTATCAACCACCGATGGATCTTAGAGATTTTTATGTATTTCCATATGACATGAGACATTGTGTATATCCATTCAATGGAACAACAGAGACTAGAAGAACATTAGCTGCAAATTGTGATGTGCAGTTTGATCCAATTAAAAACAGAGGAGCAGCATGATAACAGAGCCACGATGGAGATCATTTATAGTTGAAACTACACAACCAATTTTTACACCTAAACAATGCCAAATGATTATTCAAGCTGGTCGTTCAGAACCTAAACAAGATGCTTATGTTGGTAGCAAAGAAGGTATTAAAGGAGGAGTAATAGATACTAAAACTAGAACTTCACATATTAGTTGGATACCATTTAAAAAAATGGCTGACATGTACAAAGATGTAGAAAAGATTATGAAAACAACTAACGGAAATCATTTTGGTTTTGATGGAATGACAATAACTGAGATGGCACAATACACAGAATATCCTGAAGGAGGATTCTATGATTGGCATGTAGATAATGATGTGAACATGCAACACGAACCACCTGTTAGAAAAATATCTATGACTTGTCTACTTTCTCCTGAATCAGATTTTGAAGGTGGAGATTTAGAATTAATGGCTGAAGGTAAAGTTGCAAAAATAAAACAAGGTCAAGCCATATTTTTTGCATCATTTATAAGACATAGAGTTGCACCAGTAACAAAAGGAAATAGAAAATCATTAGTTATGTGGTTTGGAGGCACACCATTTAAATGATGATTAAAGCTGCATACTTTCCAACTATTATATATGCTAAAGATGTTAACTTGGACAATAGACTTTTTGAAAAAGCTGTAGTTGATTGGTCAAATCAAGATAAAGGTATACAAAGAACTAATATGAAGGGCTGGCATAGTACAACTAACATGCATAAAATACCTGTGTTTAAACCATTAGTATATGAATTATTAAAAATGCAAAATGAAATATTTCAAGAAGAGTGGTTAGATAGTGAGCCTATCATTGGAAATATGTGGGCTAACATAAATCCTCCAGGAGGATATAACAGACCACACTTACACCCTAACAGTCATTTTAGTGGAGTGTACTATATTAAAACACCAAAAAACTCTGGACAGATAGTATTTAATGAACCAAGAGCAACAGCTCAGATGGTTATGCCAAGAAGAAAAGAAGGAAAACCGCCCTCACATCTATGGAGAGAAGTTCGTGTAGATCCGTTGGAGGGTAGAATAATTATATTTCCTGCATGGCTTTGGCACGGTGTTGAACCAAATGAAAGTAATGATATAAGAATATCTGTATCGTTTAATTTTATACAGAAAGGGTTTGATGTTTAAATATCAAGTTATAAAAAACGCAGTATCTTTTGAATTAGCTAATTTTATATTTAATTATTTTTTACTTAAAAGAGATGCAGTAGATTTTATGTATCAAAATAACATTATACATGACAATGGTATGTTTGGTACGTGGTCTGATTCACAAGTTCCTAATACTTATTCTCATTACGCAGATATGGTTATGGAAACGTTAATGATGAAAGTATTACCTAAAATGCAACAAGAAACAGGATTACAATTAATACCTACTTATTCTTATGCAAGGCTATATAAAAAAGGAGATATATTAAAACGTCATAAAGATAGACCCTCTTGTGAGATATCTACTACAATAAACCTTGGTGGAGATCCTTGGCCTATATTTATAGATGGTACAGGTGCTGATAATGTTGTTCATGAAAAACAAAATATTATAAAACCAAACGCTCCAGAAGGGACTAAAGTCTTGCTTGAAGTAGGGGATATGTTAGTATATAGTGGCTGTGAACTTGAACATTGGCGAGAGCCTTTTGACGGGAACATATGCGGTCAAGTATTTCTACATTATAATCATGTAAATGGCCCATTTGCTGATAAAAATAGATTTGATGGACGTCCCATGTTGGGTCTACCATCATTTGGAAAATAGTATTATAATGAGGTTATATGTTACAAAAATTAGGTTTTGCACCAGGGTTCAACAAACAAGTCACAGAAACCGGGGCTGAGGGACAATGGTTTGATGGTGATAATGTTCGTTTCAGATATGGTTCTCCAGAAAAAATAGGTGGTTGGCAACAGTTAGGACAAGATAAACTAACAGGTGCAGCTCGAGCTATTCATCATTGGGACGACAATGCTGGTATTAAATATGCAGCTTTAGGAACTAATAGAATTTTATATGTATATTCGGGTGGAACTTATTATGATATACATCCAATTAGAGCTACTCTAACAGGAGCTAATTTTACAAGCACATCATCATCTACAACTGTAACAGTTACATGTAGCGGGCTACATGGACTAGCAGATAACGATATTGTTTTATTTGATTCTGTTAGTGGTGTGACCTCAGTAGGTTCTACTTTTACAGATGCAACATTTGAAGATGTTAAATTTATGGTAACATCCGTTCCAACATCTACAACATTTACTATTACAATGGACAGTGCAGAATCAGGAACACCTTTAAGTACATCAGGATCGGCTTCAGTTTTATGTTATTATACAGTTGGACCTTCTCAACAACTAGGTGGTTTTGGATGGGGAGCAGGTATTTATGGCGGTACAGCGTTAGGTGCTGCTACTACAACTTTAGCCACAGCTATAACAGATTTAATAACAACCGATATTGTCTTAACAAACTCTGCAGCTTTTCCATCTACTGGAGAAGTAAGAATTGGTACAGAAGATATTAGTTATACATCAAATAATACTACGACTAATACATTAAGTGGTGGTGCTCGAGGTGTAAACGGAAGTACAAAAGCTACTCACAGTAGTGGTGCTACAGTTCAAAATATTTCTAATTTCTCAGGTTGGGGTGATCCGGCATCTTCTGACTTTACTATTGATCCAGGATTATGGGTTTTAGATAACTTTGGGACAAAACTAATTGCACTTATTTATAATGGAAGTTGTTTTGAATGGGATGCTTCAGCAGTAGGCGCTGTTAATACACGTGCAACTATTTTAGCAAACGCACCAACAGCTTCTCGTCATGTATTAGTATCTACACCCGATAGACACTTGGTATTTTTTGGAACAGAAACAACTGTAGGCACAACATCAACTCAAGATGATATGTTTATTAGATTCTCAGACCAAGAAAATATTGATGGCACAGATGCATACACAGTTAAAGCTGAAAATACTTCTGGTACGCAAAGACTAGCAGACGGTTCTAAAATTATGGGAGCTATTAAAGGTAGGGATGCAATCTATGTTTGGACAGATACAGCATTGTTTTTAATGAAGTTTGTAGGCCAACCATTTACTTTCTCATTTGAACAAGTGGGTACTAACTGCGGATTGTTTGGTAAGAATGCTTGTATTGAAGTTGACGGATCTGCTTATTGGATGTCAGAGAATGGCTTCTTTACATACGATGGTCAACTAAAATCATTACCTTGTCTTGTTGAGGACCATGTTTATGATGATATAAATGCTACATCTAGAGACCTTATTAATGCAGGATTAAATAACTTGTTTGGTGAAGTAAATTGGTTTTATTGTACGGCAGCATCTGATCAAATTAATAGAGTAGTTACTTACAATTATTTAGACTCATCACCTAAACGTCCTATATGGACAACAGGAACTTTACCTAGAGCAGCGTGGCAGGATTCAGCTGTATTTGATAGGCCCCATGCAACTTTTTATAACCCATCTGATAATTCATCTACTGATTGCACTGGAAACACTGATGGAAGTACGATATACTATAATCAGGAAACAGGGACTGATCAAATAAATGCTGGAGGAGATATAACTGCCATAATTGGTACAATTACTTCTGGTGATTTTGACATAACACAACGTAGAAGTAACACAGGACAAACTGTAGGAATGCCTGATATTAGAGGAGACGGTGAATTTATTATGAGAATTAGTAGATTTATACCAGACTTTATTTCACAGACAGGAAACACTGCAGTTAAATTTAAAACAAGATTATATCCAAACAGTAGTGAGACTACTACAAGTTTTACATGTGACTCTACTACAACTAAAAAAGATGTAAGAGTAAGAGCTAGACAGATTGCATTAGAAGTTGCTAACACAACTACTAATGAAGATTGGAAACTAGGGACATTCAGATTAGACGTACATCCAGGAGGAAGAAGATAATGGCTACTGACCAAGAGATAAGAGAAGCAGGTTTTAAATATATTCCACAACAAAAATATTTACAAAATCCTTTTGAGTTACCTACTACACCCGATGCACCAATAGTTAATCAAGGTATTGTAAATACAAATGCTTTTACAAATATGCGTGAAAATAATCCCTACAATCAAAATGGTAATGCTTTTGGTTATGGTTCACAAATACAACCGGGAGGTTCTTATGGTGGTTATAACTCAATAAATTACACTGGAGGATTAGATGGGGATGTTCAACAATATGGTATAGGTAGACAATTTGAAGACCCTTCAGCAAGTCCAACTGGAGAAACATATAGTTATAAAAAAGAAGTACCAGGATTATTAAGATTAGGTGCAGCGTTTGTTCCGGGTGGAAATTTTTTATTAAATCTAGCAGAAAAAAAAATGAATGATAATAGGGATCAGTCATCAGGAAACTATAGAATAGGTGGTTTAGATCAAAGTATGAAAGGCTATTACGATAACTTAGCTGGTTCAGGAATGTTATTTGACGGACCCGGTGGTGTAAAAACTTTAACAGGTAAAAATTTTACAGGTAAAGGCTATGTTGAAGGACAAATGGAATTAGCTAAAGAATTTGGTTTTGATACAATGACCGATCAAGAAATTGAAGATGCGATAGCTGCAGAAGCAGCAAGACACGGAAAAAAACATGGAGGCAATAAAGGTTTTAAATATAAACAAATGTTAGAAGCATCACAGATGTATAAAACAAATAAGGTACAAGAAGAAAATAAGAAAAGAATGGCTAATTTAGCAGCAGCTGAATCTAGGAGAGAATCAGCAAGACAATACGATCCCGCTGTGCACGGAGCAACTAACTATGGACTAGGTTCTGATGGCCAACAGTCTTATAGTGGTGATGCTGTAGGGGCACCAGGTTTAGGATTTGGTGTTGCAGCAGGTGGATACGGTGGTCCAGTAAGTAATAGAACTGGTAAAGGAAGAACTGGTTATTTTTATGGAGGACTAGCAAGTATTTTATAATGGCAAAAATTGTACAATCATTAACTAGAGCTGAACCAGATTATAACCAAGCTAACTTGCAGTCATTGGTAAGAGATTTAGATGCAGTAATTACAAAATTAAATTCTTCTTTTCAAGAAGAAGTAAAACAGGAGATAGAAGCTAAAAGTTTCTTTTTAGAATAATGGCAGTAGTAAACCAATATAAATTTGTAGGTAAAGATAATGACACTACAGGAAATGCTTTAA